TAACGCTAAGGTTCTCAGTGCTGTCGATCGTGACGGTTGATGTTGTTGCACTGCTGATCCTGCCACCGCGCCGTGAGCCAGCCTTGAGGGGGTCTGCAACATTGATGACCATGCCAGGGCGCAGCACAATCCCGCTGTCGATCGAGACGGCAAAGGTGACGGTCTCCGTGAGGTTCTGCTCGCTGAGCAGCATCCACTTACCAGCGCGAGCGGCTTGCCCTTGGCTGTAGCAACCAAGTAGCTTGACATCACGGTTGATGATGCCGTACTTAGCGATTGCCGCAGCATCCTCGACGTACTCAAACTCAACCTCGCCTAGGCCCTCATAGGTCTGGTAGCCGATGGTTGCGGTGCTGGCGCGTGCCTTCTGTGATGTGCCCGAGTAGTTGAAGATACCATCAATTACGTTGGCTGCCGTGATGACGTACTGCGGATCAGATGGTTTGTCCTGACTGACCACCAACGTGCCAGCACCGTAGTAAACAATCCCACGGAATAATGCCGTGAACTCTTGGATGACGTTGTAAACTTCATCACGGCTGTTGAGCAGCAGGTTGCAAAGGAACCGTGGCTCTTGGGCGCCTTTGCCATCACTGACCAAAGTGTTGCAGTATTGGCTGATCGTATAGAAGTCGTAGCGATCAAGACTACTGGCTGGGATAGCTGCCCCATAGCGCGTATTGGTCAGCAGATCCCACAGACACCAAGCTGGATCAGCGCACCATGTAGCGGCACCAAACGTACCATCCCAGACACCTGCATAGGTGACGCGGCCAAGGTAGGTTGTGGTGTCTACCGTGGCATTACTTGGCAACTGTACTTTGATGCCACGCACCAAGTATTTACGGGATGGGATACTACTGAATTGGCGGCTGTCAAATCGCAAGAACGATAGTGCGCTGTTGGGGTAACGCAACTTCTCGTCAATGATTTCTGTGTAGCTGTAGAAATATGTTTTATTCTGACTGCGTGCGCTGATTGCATCAGCCGAGATCCGCTTCAGTCGTATGTCAACCGGGAACGCACCGCTTAACGTCAGCATATAATCACGCTGGTAGCTGTTGGTCGTCTTGCCGCTGATCGTGTCTGCGATAACAGTTGTGAATCCACCGCCGTTGTATTGAACCTGGATTTCAATCTGGACGCTGTTGCCGGTGATGTCACCGTTGGTTTCAATGGTCCGGCACGCTGGCATCTGCACCGTAACGCGCACGCGATCAACATCAACATCAGTGACCGTCCTAGTGACTGCCGCCGTAAATGATGCCTCTACATTGACGCCTTTCTCTAGTTCAGTTCCATTTGTGTTCGGAATGTACGCTTGCGCTTGCGTACCGTTGCGCGTGACAACTGTGTAACCAGTGAAGTTATCAGTCCCAGATGCACTTTGAATTGGTGTCCCGTCGAGGTAGATACCCTTAGCGCCGCCTTCAATACCTTCTATTTCGCCTTCACTGAGCAGATCCAGCACACTGCCATATTGGACTGACTGGAGCGAATCATCCGATTCCGTTGCAACATACGACTGACCGCCGCCACCGCCGCCGCCGCCTTTACCGCCGCCGCCGCCGCCACCACCGCCGCCAGAACCTTGGATGTATGTCATACGAGTTGATCCACGTCAAGACCGCTGCTGATCACAGCAGATCCGATGTAGCACCGACCATAGCAAATTGGAACCGGCATCCCCTGCTGCACCGTATTGGTAATGCCAGAGAACGTAAACGACTCAAGCCGTGCCGCCTCTTTGCCGCGTTCAAAGCTGGAAAATGTTGGGGTAGGTGACAGCATTTGAGCGACGCCGCCCAACACAAGGCTGGCGCCAATTCCAAACAACGCAGTGCTCAAGAACGGCAACGTTGCTCCAGCAGCGGCTGCACCTCCAAACAAGCCTCCTGCTGCACCCACGCCAGCCAAAGCGGAACCTGCGCCAAAGCTAATAAATGACAACGCCACCAAACCAATGCCTGCCAGGATCTGCCCTGCGCCTTGGCCAGCACCCGCGATCACAGGCGTGATGCTGAACACGTCGCGCTCACTCCATGGCAACAGCAAGGCGCCAGCTTCGGCTTCACCGATCCGCTCCTTGCCGATCGTGACTCGATAGCCGACGCCATCCTGCTCGCTATCAATCAGCCACTTGTCCAGGCCGGGGAAGTTGGCGCACAATGCCTTGATGGCCTGAGCAGGCGTATCAGCCTCGAACTGGAAGCGGCATTGCCCTAGCCGTTTGCGGAGGGCGCCGTAGACCTTAACGACTTTCATGCCGCAAGACCATGGCAGTGTTCTTAGTATAGTAGCTCCCAAGAACGTCCCTACTACTCAGGCGTCCTTGGATGTGATGTAGGATCTGCTGGTCGTCGATGTAGATTGCTGCGTGATTTGGCAACTTGGATCCAAGCTGCATCAGCAAAGCATCACCATATTGCAACTCTTCAAACGGGATCTTGCGAAACCCTTCGTGGTAAAAGTTGTCAACGTATAGATTCTCACCACGTTCCCAGAATAGGTCGCGGCGTTCGTAATCGTTGAGTTGCAGGCCAAACTCTTTGCCGTACCAATCTCGGACCAGCGAGTAGCAGTCAACCACACCGAAGACGAACTCCCGGCCAACGTATGGCAGATCAAAGTTATCAGGCTTGCAATCGCCCCATGCTTCTGTCTTGGGATTGACGATCACCCATGGCAAGCCTGACTTCTGACAGGCAACGCGATCCGCTTGGCTTGGGGCTGGGTTGGTTGCTGGGTGGCTGTGGACAATGGCTACGATTTCGCCTTGGTCTTCCACTCGCGCATAGTCTTCACCGCTTAGCACAAAATGCTCATCTGGTGTCGTTGCAATGTTTTGGCACGGGAAGTAACGGCGGCGACCTTTGACCACTGCGATCAAACCGCAGCATTCGCGTGGGTCTTGAGCCTGTGCGTGCTCTAAAATTTGAGTTTCAAGCGTTTCGGTTAGCTTCATTGTGATAGCCCTGCTCCAGGGTAGCTGCCGAATGGTAATGCCGTATCAGGTGTGCGGAAGGTGTACTTGGCGTTTGATGTGAAGGTGTAGGTTGCAGAGCCTGGTGATGCTGGCAGGAAGTATAAGTTGACGGCAATTGTATCAGCATACAAGTCGCCATAGCTATTGAGGTAAATGATGCCAGATCCAACAGATGCGATGGTCGTCTCAATGCCATTACTGCCAAATACAATCATCCCGGCAGATAGACCCGTTGTGTCTATGTTAATTTGCTGAGCGGTTAATATGGTTGACTGGTAGTCGTCGTATGTGTAGGTGTCAAATGTCGGGACATAAGTTCCAGCCCGTGCAATTGAATATGGCCTATTGCTAAGCGTTACGGTTGTGCTTGCAATGCCTATCACCGTTGTGCTCGCTGGCACGTATGTTCCAGTTACTACTTGCCCCACGCTGATGCCAGTGTTGTTTGAAACTACTACCGTTGCATTGCTTGTTGATACAGTGCCGGTCTTAGTGCTTGATGTTGTCATCGTTGCAGCCTGACTCAATGTCAGCGTGGTGGCATTAACGATGGCGCTGATCGTGGTACCGCTTGGGATGCCCAACCCAGACACCGCCTGGCCTGCGTTGAAATTAAAATACGACGCCACTGTCATTGACGTGCTGCCATTCGTCACAGATCCATCAAGCGTAAATGGCGTGAAGCGTACATTGCAACTGCTCAACCTTTTGCCGCATACATCACTGCCGCTTGATGCTACTTTATTGTCGTTGATGTCGTAATAATCAGTTCCGTTGTATCCACATTCACCGCCGCGATAGGCCCACTGGCATACATTAGCGATGATCTGACGACGTGGCAGCATCACACCAGCAAGGTCAAACTTACTGGCTAGTTCAAACTCAACTGCCGCTCTGTTTTCATTTGCCTTCCGGTCCACATACCAGATCTCGTCGGGGAACTTAGCGTGCGGATCTGCCCCAGCCTCACCGTCTAGGTATTTCTTCAGAGTACGGATACGAACAACCTTCGCCCCGCCAAGGTCATTGCCTGCGGTAATCATATTAACTTGCAGCAATAATGCAGTAATACTGCTGCCGATGTTGCTAACGGTTAGCGACGGGCGAGGCAACGTGCCAGTGCTGGAATAGTCAAAGCCAGTAGCCTCAATCGGCAGCCTTACATACGCTTGGCCATTCCATGTGATGTTACCAGTTACCGCTGCATTGACACCATTGTGGAAGTAATAAATCGTGCTGCTACCATGCAACGTACTGTCCAGATGCAACTGAAACAACTCAATGATGGCATTAGGAGCCAGCACGCTGAGGTCTTCATAGACCGCGCTAATTGCTGTCCATGTGACACCACCGTCAACAACCGTGCCATCAATCAGCGTTGGCCATGCCGGCTGCGTGGCGCCTGAGGTGCCAGCCGTTGTGCACCTAAACACCAGGCCAAAGTCCTGCACCGTACTGGCGCGAACAATGGCGCCAACCGCATAGCTAGTAGCACTGGCCCAGGCTGTGTATGCCATTAGGGTTCGTACACTTCCCGGAATTTGGCTTGGAT